GACGGCATCACGCAGGAGCGACTGGAGCTGCTCAAAACCTGCAATAAACTCTTGCCGGTATTGAATTTGAAAGGCAGTTTCAGCCATAAGGCTATCCTCCAATTAGTTGGAAAATCCGTATCCACTAAATCGGGTTGGCCTGAAAGGCTGCCATCAGGTTAGCCAGAAGGGGCTGATGGCGGTGCCGGCAGGGGCCGGTCGGCGGCCAGGGCTCTTACGAGGTTAGCTGGCCTGTGGTGAGCCGAAATCTAATCCATGTCCAGCTCTTTGGCAAGTTTTTTTAGCTCGGCCTCGAGCGGTTTGCCCCACGGCAGATCGGCACGGCGCCAGTCGCGCATAGTCGGCAAGTCCTGATCGCCGGCGAATAGATAGCCACCGATTATCTGATCGAACCGGGAATGACGGTGCCACTCCTCGAAAGGCCGCATCTCACCCTCGGTCAGGGCGCGCTGGTAGGACTCATCGGCCCATCGCCGGTAGGACTCATCGCCAAGTGCTGCATCCTCCATGCGCTGCCAGCGCTCGGGCTCGATGTTCTTGAGGTTGTGCAGGGACTCCCCGAGGATGACTTTTTCCTCGTAGTTGGTCGCCCCGTGAGCCTCGAATTTGGCGCGGTTGATGTAAACCTCCATCAGCTCGTCGCCCTGCTCGCCGCGATCCTCGCCGCCCTTGGATTCGGCCCACCGGAAATCATTCTCGGCAAACTCCTCCGGGTCCTCGACCTGCCTGACGCTGGCCAGAAGCCGCTGCTTGAGGGTGCCGCCGCGCTCTTGCCGTTTTGCAGAGATGCCGCCGGGAGCCTGATCGGTGAATAGCGGCTCGAGCGGCATCAGAGGCTACCGCCCTGTGATGCGATCACATGCTTGGTGCCGCCAGTCTTGGCCTTTTTTTTGAAGCCGCCCGTGGCGTAGTACAGGGCGACCTGCTTTTTAGTGAACTTGCGGCCTGACGGTGACTTGTAGCCACCGCCCTTGGCCTTCTTGAAGGGCATTAGTCGCTACGGCTGTAGCGGGACCGGCTGCCTGACGAGCGCCATGATTTCTTGGGCCGCTTCATCATCGGGCTCGAGGATACGCTGTTTGAGCCGTAGCTCTTGGCATTGGCGCCGTTGTCCTTGATGACCTTCATGCCGCCATCGGTGTTGAACTTGTTGCCGATATCCTTGGACCCGGCGTAGTTCGCTTTCACGGATTGCGAGTGGCCGCCCATCATCGCTTTCTTGATATCGGGATCGGCCGGTGAATTGTGCATCTTGTAAGGCATTTTCCTGCTCCCTCGGTAATGCGTTTGAAATGATGTCTCAGCCATATTCGACCCGGTACTTTCCTTTGGCCTTGGGCTTGGGCTTCCGGGTAGGCGTCATCGGTGTGCTGGCGCCCGTTACATTCCCGGACGGTAGCGCCGTTGATGCGCCTTGTCCGGGGTTTACAGGTGGTCCGGGATCATACGGGCCAGCCATTTTGCGCCATACGGCGATATGTGGTGATGGTGCGCTGGCGCCGAACAGGCCGCTCATCAGTAGGTACTCGTCATCACCGTGCGAGCGCCCAGGCCTGACCTTGGGCCACCCAAACCACGCCCCCGGCCACGCCGGCGACGGCCCTCAGTATTGGCATCGATGCTGCCCGGTGCTGCAGGGAGCTGTGATTTATCCACTCCCGGACCCGGAACATCGACGCCGGTCTTTGGCTTCGATCCTGCCTGCGCTTCCCGCGCTCTTGCGAACGCCTGACCTATGGCCCCTTTGCTTTTGAAAAGGCTACCCATTGCACTCTCCCTATGCCGCCTGATGTTTGAGTCGAATGTCGTACAACTGTCTGAGCCGCGCCTGCGCGGGCTCGTCTTTATTGTACGCCGGTCGGTCGTCCTTCATGTATTTTTCGAGTTCCGCGATCTCGTCGTTGAGTGTCTGTGAGGCATCGACACCCGGAGCAGCGAGCTGCGCCACCGGATTCACTTTCCGGGAAAGCTCGGCCAGACCCTCGAGGACGCCCGGTATGTTCATGATCGCACGGCCCTCCGGGTCACGCGCATTCAGGATGACCTCCTTGTAGTCGGAGCCGAATGTCGATTCGAGCAGGCTGCCCACCAGATTGATATTCGCCCGGTAGTCGCCGCCCCATGTCTGCCTGAGCGCATCCTCGGTTTCCTGATGGTGCTCGGAGTCCGATTCTGCCAACATATCTTGCTGCTGCTCGGCAAAATTGTTGTACCAGTCGATCACCGCATGGCCGACTTCCGGCGCGACATTCATGTGATGCAGCACACCCATGAAATCGCCCATGATCTCGCGATCCTCCTCACCAACTACCAGCCCATCGGGCAGGTTGTCCATGTAGCCGGCGGCCTCGAGCGGGATGTTGTTGGCTTCACGGTAAGCCTTCACATCATCCTCATTGGCGTCCGGGCCCGGTGCGTCCCGGAACTGCCCGGAGCGGATTTTGCCCTGCGCCTCGCGGAATGCGGTGCCCATGTCGGCCGGCGTATTGAAACGCTCCAGCGTGGACTTGAATTTGTCATCATCGCCGGCGTACTCGTCGCGCCAGTTTCGATTGGTCAGGCCATCATAGTGGTCATTGAAGGCATCGACGCTCTCGAATTTGTTCAGAGACTCGAGGCGCTCGAGGTTGTCGCCGGCCATTGTTTCCTGCCAGGTGGTGCCGCCCTCGTCGGTTATTACGGATTGTGTCTGGTCATCGTCAGCCATTCTCATCTACCTTTTTGGTTGCTGTTTTGTCGGGGTCAGTCCTGACCGGTGCCGCTTTCAGCATCCATACTATCGTGGTTCCGGCGTATCGCTTGCCCTCGGCAAATGCCGTTGTCAGCGCATCCCGCCTGAATGAGGTGTCGTGAGTGCCGAAGGCCCGCATCAGGAAGTCCAAGGCCATACGTTGCTGTCTGGCATCGGCCTCGCCACGGTGTATCGCTCTCACGGCCTGTACTTCGGCCTCGATGTAATCGGGCCTTTCCAGCGGGTCCTTGTGCGGCAAACATTTGTCTATTGAATCCTTGAGGGCCATCTCAGATTATGGCCTCGCTGGCCTGCTCGGCTTGTGCGAAATCTTTTGCAGCGCCGCCGGCAGTAGCGGCCATCTCGGCCTGCTGCTGAGCCTCTGCCATTGCCTGCTGCTGCGCAACGATCTCAGCGACCTCCTCCTCGGAGCGCATGTGGCGCTGCTCGAGGCCGACGCCTTCAATGGCTGACCTGAGCGTGGACTGCACATCCATGATCGCGCCAGCACTCGGATCGAGGGCCATTGCGCGCTCGATCAGGTCAGCAGACTCGAGGAATTCGGCAGCATTCTTGCGCTCGATGGCTTCATGCAGCGGGCTGATAAAGCGGAAATGCACATCCTTGCCCTGCAGCTCCCGCGGGATGTCCTGCGCTGCGCCGAAATGGCCAGCGCGTAAGAGTGCATCGAAGGTATCTTCGCAAAGTTGGCCGTTGTATTCATGCTCCATCGGCTCGAATAGTGGAAGGGCTGCCCTGACGTATTCCTCTACGCGCTGACCGACCTCGAATGCCGTCATATCGCCCTCGGGCGGCGGCAAAGTCAGTTTGTTCAGATAGAAAGCACTGGCCAGCATGTTCATCTGCTGGTCGTGCGCCTCGTAACCCATCGGCAGACCGCGGCGATCCTGATTGATCGGCCGCAGCACATCGCCCTTGCGCTCGTCGTATTCAACATCGGCCCAGGTGATGCCGCCGGCATAGAGCTGCACATCGGACCTGATCGCATCCTGAGTCGCGATCATCGGCGGGCGAACGGAAATCTCGCCGGCCTCGAGCAGCGTCAGGGTCATCGCCTGTAACAGACGCGCATCCGGCAGTCCAGCTACGGTGGCGGGGGAGTATGCGTATTGGGAGCCGGATACGGTCTGCCATCTCGGCAGGGTGATGCCGTGCGAGAAGGTGCCCATCTCATGAATGATGTGCTTGTTGAGCACATCCATGTAAACCAGTATCCACGGATAGCCACGCCCTTGGCCGGCTTGGCCCTCATAGACATCCGTGGAGATCGCAGCCCGCATGTAATTGGGCTTGATGTAGGTATCGGTACGGTAATCGTCTTTTTTGTTTCGCTGTGTCACATGCAGCGCATCCTCACCGAACTGCTGCCTGAGCTGCTTGAGTGTGGGCTTCCAGCGGATATAGATTTCACCGACCGATCCATCGGCCATTTCGTCCCATGCCACATCCCTGAGATGCCAGCAGCGGAAAAGCAGGTGTGGAATCTCGGTATTCCAGTTGATTTCGCGAGTCAGGCAACACTGGCCGAAAGCCGCAAAATCGGCGTCACCCTCGGTCGTGGCCCGGATGAAATGCGCATGGCGGTCGTACATGGCGAATTTCATGCGCTTGGTGGCCCACTCGAGCCACTCCTTCGACTGCTTGGTGAGGCGATCCTCGTCATCGACGGTGATGCCAAACCAGTTCTTGCGCCTTGGGCGCAGCATGGCGGCGAAGGCATTGCTGAGTTCGCGATGCACGATCAGGGGGTAGCTCGAGAAAAGCTGCTCAGCAAATTCCTCGCCAATATAGCGGGTGAGCGTGAAATCAGCGCGCTGCGGGTAGAAGTGCTCGGATATTTCCTGCCACAGCGTTGTGATCGCCTTTCGGACGTTAAACAGTCCGACCGACCGCTCGACAAGCTCCTGCGGCTTCATCCCAGTTGATCCGTCATGACCGTTTGAGCGCGGCTGCCCGGTCGGGCTGCCTGTTTGCGCCGTGCCCTGCGACGGCCCTCCTCCTCATCCGGCATGTCGGCGCCGGCGTAAATGGCGTCCAGTCTGCCCTTCTCGGCGGCTTCGGCCTTCATCTGGCGCTCTGCGCCGGTCATGTAGCCCTTGCCCTTGGAAAAATTCATTACCCGCTTGTAAGTGTTTTTCAGCCCACTCATTTCCGTCTCCTTGGTCCCATGTTCACAGTCGGGTGCTTCTTGCCGCCCGGAATCTTACCAACTCGCTGATCGGGCCGCCATTCCTGCAGGTGAGTCTGCGCTTTCGGCCCTGCTACCCAGGCCATCACCACCGCATCGCCTTTATCCGGCGAGCGGCCTAACATCTTGATGACATCGGCTTTATTGGTGGCCTTGATCCCTTGCGGCGTCAGCGTCCAGCGCGGTGCGGTGAGATCGCTGACCAGCTCGGGATCATCCGGTAATGCAATGGGGCTGCCACCATCCTGCCCCGGATCGAGCGCCTCGCGGAATTTCCACAAGACCTCGGATCGCTTGTTGAAAAATGAGAGCTGGCGCTCGGCCGTGCGCCCGGTAGATTTGTCCATGCCGATATGGCGCCTGACCTCGATGCCGTTTTCCTTGCAGTGCGCATAGGCCTGCGCCCCGTTTGTCTCGCCACAGTCGAAAATGACCACTGCATCGTGCCGGCGGTGCTTCATGACCAGTGCCGCCACATCCGAGCCGTGCGGCGTCTCGGTTCCCGGCACCACGATCATCGGCGCATACCAGCCGTCATGGCGCGGTGCCAGCACCGTTTTGTCCTTCTGGCGGGCTGCATCGACACCCATTGCGCACATCGGGACGCCGTAGGGAGGATCGAGCTGCCAGCGGGCCTGTGCGCGCCTGACCCATTCGGTCGGTATGAGCTGGTCGGCCTCGTCCTGACGAGCGGCCATGAAATTGCCATCGCGGATCGCGGAGCGCAGCGGCTCAGGCAGGGCATCCAGCGTCGAGCCATAGTCGGTTTTGAATAGGAACGGGTTATCCTCGAGGCGGCCCGGAATGAACGTGCGTGACTTCGGCTTTTGCAGCTTGCCGTTGATATCGACCGGCTCAGGACCATCGACCCACATATCCTTGCCATTCTCGTCCGACACACACCAGCGAAGCTCGCCAGGTCGTGCCGGATTCGGATGCCTTGGGTCGAGCCACGGCGCAAACATCGGGATGATCCAGTCGCCACTGGGATCGGTCGGCGGGTTTGAGGCGAATATGACGCGGCAGCGCTGCGTGGGATCAGTGGTGCGCACCCATCCCATCAAAAACCGAATCTGCGCCTCGCGATTCTGCACCACCTCATCGACCGCGAGGAGATCGTGCGCCTGACCCTGCCAGTGATTCTCGTCACCGAGCTGAGCCAGACCGCCGAAATCGATCACCTTGCCGTTGACCGTTTTCAGCCGCGGCGGGATCGAGCCCTTGTAGCCCTTGTCGGTGCCGTTGATTTCCTTGGCCCGGTCGGTCAGGGCGGTGAGATCGACGTAGTGCTTGCGAATTATCAGGGCTTTCTGGTGGTGCTCGAATGCACAGCCCAGTATCAGATCGGATTTGCCCGAGCCGCCAGTACCGCCGTACAGCATGATGTCGGCCTGACACTTGACCGCGTCGAGCTGCGGGCCCACGGTCGGAAACCACATGTGGCCGGCTGACTGGTCCTCGACAAATTTATCCAGCTCGGCGCGCTGGTCATCGGGCAGGGCGAGGTACTTCTCCCTGAGATCGTCCATCAAGGTCGATTCTCTGCTCATGTGATCCGATCACACTCCAAAAAAAAGGGTGGGCGCGAAATCAACGGCGCGACCCACCCAAGAGGAACGTGCTTTTTCCTTACAGCGTGGTGTCAAACTGCTGGTAGTGGACATCCACGATAAGGTCTGAATCGCCAGTGATGACCTCGCCCACAAGGATCGTGAGATCGATGGCCGTGTTCTCGAGCGCCGTTAAATCAAGCGTCTCGGGATTCACCGGCACCCGCTCGGCCAAGCGAACCTCATCAGCCGTGGAATCGAGGAAACCGGCCGAATCGATGGCGCAAAACGTCACCGCGCCACCTTGGGATACTGCCGCCAGGTCCTCACCGGCGCCTGCCGCAAAGGCAACGCCAGCCGCCTTATAGGCAAAAATGCTGTTGCAAATCACGATTTTACCCGCGCCCGGTGCCGGAACTGCCTCGAAAGGCACGGCATTCAGCGCCAGAACCAGTGCATTCGCAATGGTGTGCCGCTTGACGCTATCGACACGGGCCTGCGCGTTTTCCTTGCCGCCAGCCGTTGAATTTACGATCAGCTCGCCTTTCGGCCCTATGCCGAACAGCTTGCCGTGAATACTTGTCAAAATCCTTGGTGCGCTCATGCGAAGTCTCCTAAATGCTTGTTATCAGTGCTTAGGTACGGGCCCGATCATACTCCGCTGGCCAGATCAAGCAAATCGGCATGGCGCCGCTTCCACAGGTACATCCGATACCAGACCGGCATCGAGTCAGCAAATCCCTCGCGCTCCATCCGGTAAAGAAAATTTTCGGCCGTCTCCAGCTCAGGAAATGGGCGGGAGTATTTCGGCGGCCAGCGCGTACTGGCCATCAGGATTTGCCGATTTCCTCGAAAACGCTGACCTCCTCGACCTGACCGGCGATCTCGGTATCGCGAATCCCATCCTGAATCCTGATCGCGACCTCGGCCCGAAACCACAAGTAATCCTCGAAAGCCGGCGGGCTGAAAGGCCGATCCGACACCTGCATCAAAGGCTCATCATTCATCAGCGTCGATCTCATCACCCCCACGTACACAGGCACATCTATTCGTCTCATTGTCCTCGATCTCCCATTCTCGACGCGATTTTGGCCAAACTCTTGCCCACCGCGCTCATTTTCGGCCGCTCAACCCGATCAGGCCGCGCATAGCTCCGAATAAAGGCCCTGCGGTGCGAATGCGCCCGTTTTTTGTTCTTGCGGGACTTCCAGCGCTTATCCACCATCGCGGGCCCTCCGATCTCTCATGTATTGCTTCATGTACTCCGAGCGCTTGCGCTTCCCCGCCAAAAGCTCATCGACAATCTGCTCGAGCATCTCAACCCGCTCAGCCAGCTCCGCAATCACCAAACCACCAGAACCCACCGGAATCCTCGGGGCAGGCAACTTTATCTTGCCGCGGGGCTCGTCCAGGGCGGGCTCTCTTTCCGCTGCCGCCGCGTTGCCGCTCGTCGCGCTGCACTCCCCATAGTGACGCTTGCCACAGCTCGGGATATTTCTGCACTTCGGGGCTTCCATCCGTAAACACTAACAAATGCTGTAAACACTAACAATAGCGCGTGGAAAATCTGAAAAATTTGAAACAGGCCGCCCTCCCCCCGCGAGCTGAATCGCCAGCGGGGGCCCCACCGGGTCGGATACACCATCCGAGATCGGTTCTTGTGAATGGCGGGGCCTCACTCCTCGACTGATGGATCGGGCTCTCGGCTGGCAGGTATCGGCTCTGCCTCACCATCAATGACTGCCCCGGCCGGCGAGTCCAGCAGGAACAGGGCCAGTCTCCTGATCTTTTCATCATCGGTTATATAGTGTCGGTGATCGACTGCCCCGGAATGCTCCACCTCCATGTGGTCGCCGTACTGCCCCGGCCGTAGCTTGGACATCAACCAGCGGCGGGCATCCACCCGCAATCGAGAGCGCTGGATGTGCTCCTGATCGACCGCCTCGTACTCGGCGCCGTTGCGCCCTGTCTTGGTGACGTAGTCCGTGGTGCCGTCATCAGCGATGTCCAGAATCTCGTCGGCCCAGTGCTCGACCAGCGCCTCCCGCGCCAGCGCGTACTGGTCCGAGAACAAAGGATTTTTGCTAAGCCACCGGTACACCGTCGAGCGCGCCGGCAGTGCCTTGTCTCTGCAGATTTGCCTGAGTGTCTCGCCCTCTGCCATGCGTATGCAGATCAGGTCGGCGGTCGCCTGATTGTAGGTAGTTGGTCGGCCAGTGAGTGCTGCGGGTTTCTGCGCAGCAGGGAGTGTCTCTGCTTGGGGAAGTTCGCTCATTGCCTGCGGTATCCGTTGCCTGCAAAGGCTGGATTCTAGCTGGTCCCGTATCTAGTTGACACCGGGCCAATGGTCCTATATCGTCCGAAGGACGATTTCACACAAATGGACGGCAAACCCATGACAGCACCCGACTACATCACCCTTATCGGCGGCCTCGCTTGGGCGATCATTCTGATCGCACGGCAGGCTGTCGCCTACTCCACTGTGATCCGATCACACCACTACGAGGAAACGAAATGATTGGCTACATCAACTACGACACAATCGGCAAGCGCGCCGAGGATTTTCGAGGCCACGGTCACTTCACCGTGTACAGCAACGAGAAGGCCGCCAAGCGCCGAGCAAACGAGCAGAACAATGCTTGCTACCCGAAGCTGACCCGCTGGATTGTCAGGCAGGTCAAAGTGACGGCGGTCGCCCAGTGATACTGATGACGGCAGATGCCAGAAACCGGTCGGAGGCCGGTCTATCACAATCGTCAATTTTGGAGGGCAAACCCATGACGACAACAAGCAAACCCGGTCCTTGGACCGACGATGAAAATGCGGCCGTGATCCGGCTGTACTTCGACATGCTGAGCTTGGCCACGGCCGGCGCCAGCTACAACAAAGCGGGCATGATCCGCAGCTACCAGTTCACCGACGAAGGCCGACACGCCGAGGCGCTGAGCAACCGTAGCCGCGGCTCGATTGAGGCCAAGCTGATGAACTGCAGCGCAGCTCACCGCGATCTGCAGCCACGGGCTGAGACGATGGACGGCCACGGCTACCGGGCGCTGTCCAACTATCAGGGCGCACTCAGGACTGCGATGCACAGCGAGCTGATCGACCGCCGCAACAATCGGCAGTTCGCAGGATGAGCGCCGTCATCACGCTGCCGCGTCTCGACGTTACCCGGCTGGCTGCGGATTACTCTGCAGCCGTCCGGGAGTCGCTGACCGATCACCAGCTCGCGAAAGTGCGGGCTGGCTGGTCGGTGGCCGACGACTACGACGACACCGGCGAGCTGCTGGCCAAGGCTGTCCTACTGCAGCGCCCCGGCGCCGAGTCGATTGCTGACTACGGCGACGAGATGGTGCTCGCTGAGCAGCGGGCCAGTGCATCAGGCTACCGCCTCAGTCGCATCCTGATCGCTTGCGAATTCTCGGGCACCGTCCGGGACGCCATGACCGACCGCGGTCACAGCGCCATGTCCTGCGATCTGCTGCCGACCGAGACACCGGGCGCTCACTATCAGGGCGACGTTCGCGACGTACTCAATGACGGCTGGCACATGATGATTGCTCACCCGCCATGCCAGTACCTCGCCGCCTCACAGCTATGGCGCTGTCAGGAAAAGCACGACAAGAACTACCCGGAGCGCCAGCGCAATTCTGACGAGGCGCTGGAATTTGTCCGGGACCTGATGGACGCGCCAATCGACCAGCAATGTGTCGAGAATCCGGTGAGCAGGATCGGCACCGCGATCCGGCCGGCAAGCCAATTTGTCCAGCCTTACGAGTTCGGCCACGACGCCAGCAAGACCACCGGCCTGTGGCTGCAGAATCTCCCCAAGCTGGTGGCAGACCCGGACGACTACATCGAGCCGCGCATGGTCCGGTACAAGGGCAAGCTGGTGAAGCGGTGGGGCAATCAGAGCCCCTGTGGCGCCGACAACAAGAGCCCCGGCCCTGACCGATGGAAGCTGCGCAGCAAGACGTTCACGGGCATCGCAGAGGCTATGGCGACCCAGTTCACGGGAATCGCCCGGACGCTGATGCCGGCACCGACGCCGGCAAGGGAGGTGGCACAACTCGCGCTGTTTTGATGCTTCACGGGCAGCCCTGTCAGAGAGGGCTGCACGGGACGCGATCCCACAACAACTACGAGGAAAAATGACATGAGCATAGACACACTCAAGCGAAAGGATGGCACCTACAGGCCAGCCGATTATCGCGATATCAAACGGGCCGTTGACTGCGGCCACACCGAGCACCTGCGGCGCGACGGCATCACGGTCGCACTCAGGCCCTTCACCGCCGACCGGGACAGCGACAAGCCACGCAAGGCGATCACCGTCGATGTGTACGGGCCGCACACCGCCGATCCCGAGGATCGGGACTGCGACAGCCGTGACTTTGTGTTCGGTGTTTTCGGCGCGCACCTCGAAACCTGCCGGTACATCTACGAGCGCCTGAACGGCAGCAGCGACACGCTCCTGCAGCCGAATGACGCCATCGACGTTTTTGCCAATCAGGCCGAGCGCGAGGGCACCGTGCTGGCCACACTGGGCGATCAGGCGATCATCGAGTATGAGATGCCGGGAACTACGAGCCAGTACGGCTACAACCGGCGCACCGGGCAGTACGCGCATCCTGCCGATCCGACCAGTGCGCTGCGGATCGTCACGACAGTCGGCACCGAGATGGTGGGTGACTATCAGGCCGTCAGCTACAACCGAGTGCCAAAGAAATGGCTGGCCGCGATCCGGGACGCCGACATGACCGACTGGATCGGCATGGGACAGCGCAGCACCACGCGCATTCCATTCCCCGGTGAGGAATCGAAATGAGCACCAGCAAAACCCGTAAGTCAGGTACACGGCAGCCGGCAAGCCAAGGCCAGGGGTCATCCCCTGACCTAGCGCCGGCGCCGTCCGGGCCTCGGGCCAAGAAAGCCAAACGCCAGTACACCGAGCCGGTGCGCTGGTCCTACGACCAGCAGGAGCTATTCTGATGGAACAATACAATCTATTCCGCAAGGCCGGCCAGATCGAGCTGCCTGATGTGCCGCTGATCGTGGCATACGGCGGTGGCGTCGATTCGACCGCTATGCTGATCGCCCTGTGGCGGGCTGGCATCAGGCCGGATGTAATCACGTTCGCTGATGTGGGCGCCGAGAAGCCCGAGACTTACGAGACGGTGCGCCGCATGAATGACTGGTGCATCAGCGTAGGCTTTCCGGCGATCACCATTGTCAAACTCAATACGATGGCCTCGACGCCCTACGACAACATCGAGGGCAACCAGACCGCGAATGAGACGCTGCCGAGTATGGCATTCGGCAAGAAGGGCTGCAGCGTGAAGTGGAAACATGTGCCGCAGGACTACTACATCACGGGAGTCGGCGG